AGCCGACGCCGATTGCGGCACCGGCTGCGGTCAGTCCGACGCCGCCCAGCCCCGGAACGATCTGCGACACCCCGGCACCGATGGTCTTGATGGTCGCGCTGAGCGTCACGAACTCGGCATTGACGGCGCGGATGCCGGGCTGCGCGGTGCGCCCGATCATTCCAATCTCGCGCCCCAGCGCGCGGATGTTCGCCAGCGCCTGATCGTTGACGACTGTTGTTCTCAGTCTCAGGACATCATCAGGCATCGCTGGCTCTCATCGCGGCTTCTGCTGCTCACCGACCGCCAACAGCTTGTCGGTCCACTCGATGTGCTGATTGACTTCGACCAGCGGCATCGCCAGAAATTCCGCCGGAGGCCGCGAATAAAACCGCGCCAAGCGATAGCAATTCAGAATTGCATCGCCTGTGGTCCCGGCGGGAAAAAACCCATCAACGCATGGGCGCACGTCGCCCAATCCTCACTGTCGAGCGCCTTGATCGTTGACGGTGGCACCGCCGCCAGCGTTGCCATCATCTGTCCCATGATCGGCGGGTTCGGTGTGATCCGGCCCGTCGCCCAGTCGATGTTGATCGGATAGCCGTCGCCCAGCGCCATGATGTCGCCGCCGGTTGGTCTGCGGAAGGTGAGCTTCTTCACCATCTCGCCGTTTGCCTGCACCTCGGTGTTGAGGTCAATCGTCAACTCTTTGATCCGTGCCGCAGCGGGCGCACCATTGACCTGCTCCGGTTTCTTCTCGTCAGCCATCACTCCCTCCGTTGGTCGCCTACTTCATTTCGTCGCAGGACATGCCCTCGAAGCGAATGCGGAACTGGCCGTCATGCGTGTTGACTTCGATTGGTCCTTTGACCCACGCATTACGCAGCACATAGGTGGTGCCGTTGATCAACTCGGCCGTGACACTCGCATCAATGATCGCTTCGAGGGCTTCGGTGGAAATCTCCGGCAGCGTCGAGACATCACCCTCGATGTACGGAACGCGCGGAAGCTCTTGATAGCCATGCACGCCATCCTGTCCGGCGATGCCGGTGCGCTCCATTGGCGAACCGGATACCGTGAGGTTGCCTTTGAGCGGGATCATCCCGCTGTTGACCTTGAGATACGCGGTGCCTGCAATCGGTCCTACTGGCATGGTGCTCTCCTGTTGCTACAGCAGCGGGGTGAACAGTGTGTTGCGACGGTCAAGGATCGCCGCAACCTTGTACGCGGGTAGCATCGCCAGCACCTCATCGCGCATGGCGTCGTCAAGTGTTTCGACCAGCAACGCCGGAAGACAGCGCGCGATTGTCCTTGCGGCTCCGCGCAGCACGGCAGGCTCGTGACGCTCCACGTCGATCTTGATCGCCGCAACATCCTTCAGCGCGAGTGCATCGACTGTCATGCAGCGCACGTCGATGGTGGCGCTGTGCATCGCCACGCCTTCTTCGAGGCTCGCGCCGGTCGTGAGCGGGACATTCGGATTGTAGTGAAGTTGCACGATGTCTTCTCTGTCGGACGCTGCATACTCCAGCACGCGGACAGCGACCTTGTTGGCAGCGACGTTGACGCCAAGCCTCCATCGGTTTGCTGGCATCGGCTCCATCGCAATCACATTGGCACCGCGCATCGCTGCAACAATCGAAAATAGTCCCGTGTACGCGCCGATGTCGAGCGCGATCTTGTGCGGCTCGACAATTTTCGCCCACGCCGTCAAGCTGTCGTGCTCGTAGCCATCACCTTTTTGCATGTGATCGACCATGCGGTCTCCGGTGTCGATGATCGTGATCGGCATCCCGTCGATGGTGAAGATCATCACATCCACTCCTGCTGTACCCACGGGATGGGACAGTTGTCCGGCTTTCTCGACCCGCCGAAGTTGATGATTGCCGCCTGCTTCGGCTTGTGCATCGTCAGATCGCGGTAATTGCAGAAGAACCCCTTCGGGACCAGCGACTGGAGCAGCGCAGCGCGCGGATACAATTCCTCGATGCAAGCCTGATCGCCGTGGCGGGCGTGCGTCATGAGCAACAATTCCTGTCGCCGCTGGAATGCCGTCCACACGAAAGACGCCATGCCGCCGCCGATCACCATCACGCTCGAATTAAATTTGCATGGGTAGTCCGCGTTCCCCGCAAGCCGGGTGAAGTTCTCGCAGATCGCGAACTCGCCGGGAACGTCCGCCAGTGGTGCTGGATCACCGATCACCACGGTGTCGAGGTCAAGATAGACTACCTTGTCACGGCCGCGCCACTCCGGCTCGAATAGCAGCATCTTGGCCCACCATCCTTGCAGGCCGGTTGCCGTCACGTCGATGAAGGTCACGCCCTCGCAGCGCCCCGGCTGATCGGTCAGGCAGACCATCGTGTATGGCCGCTTGAGGTGCCGCGCCACCATGTTGCGCAGCTTGGTGACGTACAGCAGACTGTAGCGCGTCCCGGTGCGGACGCAGGCAATGATCAGGCCGCTCATCGGTAGTCCCAGAACCATTGCAGCATTCTGTTCACGACCTTCTCCCACGTCTGCTCGCGCGCCATCTTCGCGGATGCCTGCACGTCGATTGCGTTCAGCACCTCGCCCCACGGCGCGCGGACGCCGCCGTCATAGACAATGTGGCGGATGGTATCGAGGCGGTCCTGATAGATCAGATTGCGTGGTGCCACGGTGAGCGCACCGCACATCGCCAACTCCAGACAGGTGAGGCCGACACTCTCCTTGTGCGTGACCATGTAGACGTTCGCTTTGCGGTACTCGCGCGCAATGTCCGCGAACGGAACATGCTCGCGGGCGAACACCCGCACCTTGGTGTCGTTGAAATCCAAATCTTCGGCACCGCCGTTGACCAGCCGCCGCACTTTGATGGATCTGAATTTCTCCTGCCAGCGGCCAGTTTGTGCGAACAGCGCAACGTCAATCGTCACCGGCTGCGTGACATCGGGCGTGCCGTGCTTGTAGTACGGATGGTCGATCAGGATGCGAAGCTCGCCCTGCTTCTGCTCCGGGTACAACAGCTTCGGATCAGCCGCCCAGCCGATGTAGTGGTTGCTCTTGGCGTAGCGAAACCAGTCTCGCGTCCGCATGCTGTCGTCGCGGAAGGTGAAGGTGCAGGTGACACCCTTCATCTGCTCGGCGTGATGCTCATGAACGAGGCCATCGTGCAGTTGCGTCACCGCCCCCGGCACCTTGGTGGCGAGGATCGTCGCGCACCCGGCCGGTTGATGCGTGAAGTAGCGCAAGCCCAGCGCCAGCACATGATCGCAACCCGCGCCGTCCACCTCCGCGAAATACTTCAGCGGATCAGGGTGCTTGTTCTTGATGAAGTGAAGCTCGACGCCACGCCGACGCAACTCCTGCGCCAGATAGTACGCCTGCACGCCCGTGAAGTTCTTGACCTTGCGAAGGTCTTGCATGTCGGGGCCGACGATCAACAGCTTCATACCGCCCACCGATACACCGCGTCCCACCATTCATCGGCATACTCGCACCGCTCGAAGCGGTCCATGTTTGGACAGCCGTTTGTGAAATGTACCAGCTTCGCCTCCGCGTTTGGTGGATAGTCCCCGACCAGATGGTTCCAGCACGGATCGAGTTCGCCAATGTCGCTGTCGTCCAGCCACGAGAATTGATGCAGCCACAGTCCGCGCATGGTGTTGACGATGCCGGGTGTCAGGTACTGCGCGCCGCGATGATCGCAATTCCACAGCACGACACTCGACCAGTTCTTGCGCGGATAGGCCGTCTGTATCTGCCCATCCATCTTGGTCTTGCCGACCGGCGTGTAGTTGTGCTTGACCACCATGCACGCCTTCGACGGGTCTGCCATTGCGAACAGTTCACCGACATCGGCACGCGCCAGCACGTCACCGTCAACGAACAGTGCCCAGCCGCTGCGCGCGAGGCGCGGCACGAGGAAGCGGCTGATCGCAAACTCGGTTGACATCGGCGCTCCTGAGATGCGGTCCCACATCACGCCGTCCCTGCGGTCTGTCGGCCGGTCATAGAGGCCGCACGCGATCAGGTCTTTGAGGATCACGCCTTTGATCTTGATCTTCGAGTACCGGCGGATCGACTTGCGCGCGACGGCGTATGCCTGCGCCTCGGCTGGACGCGGATCGAACCCGATGTAGATTTTGCTCATGCCTTCGCCATCTGGTGCAGCATGCTCACGCCGTCCTCCAGCGTCACCTTCTGGAAACAGGTTATCGCGGATGACGGACAGGCGTTGAAGATGTGGATGTTGTGCGCGCTGAGATACGGCACATAGACCTCGAAGTGCCGTGCCCACGCCTCCCAGTTCGCGAAGTTCTGCGCCCGCCGCTTGGTGTAGTGCTGCTCGTTGTGCCTGAAGCCGTGCAGCGCGTCATAGGCTCCATCGTAGTCGAAGCCGAAAAGGCCGATGACCTTCGCCCGCTTGTGAATGCAAATTTGCATGGCACCGAAACCGGAGGTGCCGCCGCCGTAGACCTCGCTCGGATCGTCTGACAGGTTCTCGCCGTCCAGCCGCCGCAGGAAGGTGATGTTCTTCGAGGGTGGCGGCCCTGTCTTCTCAAGCTGATCCTCCGGCACCGCCCAGTACACGCGGGTCTGCACGCCCGCGAGCTTGTCGCGCCATTCATTGTAGCGCGGCATGTCGAGGCCAAATCCGGCGTCGGCCCACGGGATGTCGAAGATCGTGCCCTTGACCGCCAGCACATGCGCGCCACGCAGCTTCTCGAAGTCGAAGCCCAGCATTGAGGGACCGCCGCCGACTATCGCGACGGGCCTGTCATCCCAGAATGGTTTGCCAATCTTTCCATAGCTCATGCGTGCGGCCACGGCTTGTCCGGTTGTCGTTCACGGTCTTCGAGGTTGCGGAGCCGTCCCATCACGATGATGAGCGCGACCCACTGAAACAGATTTGCCATGATCAGAAAAACAATCGCTTCACTCACACTCCACCCCCAAAGCGGAAAGTGCGAGGGCGCGTGCTGAGCACCGCGAGGGTCCACCCTATAATGGACCGCTGGGGGCCTTGCGAGCCGTACCAGACGCCCTCTCTCTATTTTAACCCGCTTTCGTGGTGATGATGCTACAGCGCAATCTGCGTATCAACCCCACGATTGTATTGTAAACGAAACTGCGCCAGCACCGCGAAGATGCGGAGTTGGTTGATCAGGTCAGGCGGGTAGAGCACGTTGACACGGTTCGGATCGTTTGCATCGCGCTCCACGATCAGGTTCTGCTTGAATGCCACAGCGTTCTCGACACGGCCCAAGAACTCATCGAAGCGATACTGTGCGATCAGTTCTGCCTTGATGATCTTCGGCGTCACCACCGCCTGTCCGGCACCGAAGCGCGTCCCGTCATCCGCGAGCTTGTGGCGCGGATACTTGCTGGTGATAGCATGCCGCTGCGAGCGGAACAGCGCCGACAGCGTTGCCAGTGTCGGCACCAGTTCATAGGCATCGTCGCCCTGTCCGTACAGGTTCTTCTGATAGGTCGTGCTCTCCCGCTTGATCGCCGGGATGCCGTCCGCATTCACGCCCTGCGTTGCAATGCCGACGCCGGACAGGTCATTCAACTGCTTCATCTTGAACCGCTGGTGCTTCGGTGCGGGCAGACAGCCCTCCAGCGCGAGCGTCTGCAACGGCCGCGCCGGATCGTTCAACAGCGCCCGCGCCGCCTTGGCGGTGTAGGCCGCCGCCCAGTTCCACGCAGGTGTCGGGCTGTGGGTCTCGAAACCCAAGATCGACAGCACACCGCTGTTGTTGTTCGGGCCGTAGGTCAGGAGGTCCGAATAACCGGTCTGATCAGACATACTGACGCCGCGCCGCGCCGCGAAGACGTGCCCGTAAAGCTGCCGCAGCCAGCCCCATCGCCCGTCATCGCCAAAGCCGTACTCTGCTTCCAGCAGCGCGAGTGAGGTGCTGTCGGTGAAGCCGCATGCGACGTACTCGTAGATTTCGTCACCGAGATTTTCGATGGCGTTGCTGATGTCGGTCGTGCCGGTGCCGCCGGAGAGCTTGTTGCCCGACAGCGTGATGCCGAGACCAACCGGCACCTGCTCTGCCGCGAGCGCGCCGCCGTAGGCCAGCCGCACGTCGATGTCATTGCCCTCGACGCCCTTCCACTTGCAGGTCAGCGTG